TCGCCAAGTTCATCAATAATTGCCCCCATTAACTCATCAGGTGTAATCCATGAACAACCATCCTGACCAGAATCTTCAAGGTATTTGTAAATAAAAGCACTAATACGTTGAGAACAAAATTCTTCCATTCCACTATCAAGTGCTATTTTATCTGCTGTTTTCCAACCGATTCCTTTTACTTCGTTACATAAGATATATGGATTATTTTTAACCTTTTCAACAACTAAATCAGGTGAATTATACCGTTCCATTAATCTATTCACCATATTGTTCGTAAGGTTATACTGCTCCAACTCTGAGAAGATTTTTGCTAAATGGATATTCCGATTAAATCTTTCAATCCATCGTGCAGCCGTGTCTAATCCACAACCTTTAACCTTTACCAAATCTTCTGCCTTGTTATTCTTCAAAGAATCAAATGGATCATCCAATGCGTCATACATATTTTCAATCTGAAGTGGGGTGAACAAAGTGGACAAGAATTTCTTCTGTCCAACTTTGTCATTCTCATTAAAGGTAATGGCACTATAGATTGATATGATATTGTATTGTCCTCCCCATTTGGGATCTTCTACATAATCTGCCACCAATACATATGGATTACCTTCAACCAACTGTGGCATTGTACCTTTGATTATGATCTGATTGAATTTGTCGGTCTTAGGTTTACCCTCTTTGACCTTATCTACTGAGACAACAGCAATTCCAAATTCATTTTTATAAAATCGTATTGTCTCTACACTACATATAATTTTTATTCTATTTTCTGATGCCATTAGTCCTCACTTTCCTTTTAATCAACTTTTGTTCTTTCAGATTGAAGTAGCAATGTACCATCTAAATGTATTTCTTGAACTTTATTTACTGTATGTTGGTAAATTGTGTCTTTGTAAATCATTGGTCTGAAACTATCGTCCCTTCTGATTCCTGCCACAACAATCTTTGAACCTCTACTTAGCCAGCTTCTTTCAAGTACAGTCTTCTTATCACTATTCGGATCAAGCTTTGCTGAAATTTGTTTATTATAAAAAGCATAGTGACCTTTATTAAACTTCACATGTACTGCACCATATTTTGTAAGAAGTGTAACCATACAATGCAAGTTATCAGCATTGATAACTGTTCCTGCTATTCTTGAAATCTTAAATTTAGGCATTTTCTTTGGTGAACCATCAATATAGCGAGTGTAATAATCGTAAGGTTCTGGTTCTTCTGGTAAATCGAAGAAATTAACTATGCCATATAGTTCTTCATTAATATTCTCCAATTCATGCTCACCATCATAGAAACTTAATGCTTGCATAGACCAAGAAGGTAATGTACCATCAGCATATTGATTCCAAATAGTTTTAAATAAAGCTTCATTATAGAGATTTAATGTATCAGTATTGTCAAACCAATCCTTTAATGGCTGAATGTATTTATCAACCTCTTTAGTAAACAATTTTTCTGATACGATATAATATTCTCCTTTTATTTTAACTACTGAGTCTTCTGTGAAATGTGCCTTGAAGAAAGGCTGAGAATTGTTGTCGAGAATATAATAGCCATCATGATATCCTCTTTTTGGTACTTTCTTTCCTTCATCTATATGCTTTTCATACAATCCTTCATCATCTAAAACATATTTTTTAAAATTAACCATACGTTTTGCTAAATCTAATGATTCAGGAATAATACCCAATTCTGTCATTTTTGCGAACTGTTGCATTGTAATTTTGTCGCTTGGAGTAAAAGCATAGTTTTTTAAATACCAACGCATTGTTTCTTTTCTATCTGATGAGTGCAATTCTGTAAAGCAACCAGCTTTAATTAATTGAACCATTTTTGACTTAGTAATAAGCTTTGTATCAAGCATTTTACGAGCGAAATCTTCCATAGAATTAAATGGTCTGTTCTGAATAATTGCTTGTACAATATCATCGCCTATACCATTGATACCCTTTAGTCCAAAAATGATACGATTGTTCTCAACATCTGCTTTAAAACCAAAGTCTGCTGAGTTGATAAGTGGAAGTTCTACTTTAACATTCTCTTTTTGAACAGCCGCTATTGCTATTGCCATCTTTCCATAATTGGTAGAATCACCTGCATTTTCATCTACTGCGCCAGAATCTACAATTAAATTCGCTGTCTGCCAGTAAATCGGGCTGTATTTATAACACAAATTCAGCTCTTGAAGACCTATAATCGAGTAGGCTAGTGTATGACTTTTATTGAATCCATACCCTCGCTGAGTGCAAATAAGCACATTCCACACATAGTTCGTTAAATTCTTTGATAAATTCTTTTCTTTTGCATTAGCAAAGAACTCTTCTTGTAATTGCAAGAACTCTTTTGGTTTCTTCTTTGCAACCGCTTTTCTTAACCTATCACCCCAAGCTAGTGAGAAACCACCAATCTTCGGATGCATTGTTAAAAGTACCAAATACTCCTGGGCTTCACAGATACCAAATGATACTCCAATAATATCTTTCAGAATATCTTGTTCTTCTTGTGTCAGACCATATTCAGTCATTTCATCGTACCAATACTGGATATTTTCTCTAAAACGAGCATATTTCTGTAATGGTGTTTCAGCACCTTTTTCCTGTGCCATAAGTCGCAATACTGAGTTAATGGTTGCTAATTCATCGACAGAAGCAGGTTTTGCTAATGCAACCGCCTGTACACCACTCTCTTTCTCCATCTGAAAGAATGACATTACTTTGTGATTCCAAAGCATTTCCCACATATCTTTAGCATTACGTTCCAAAGTATATACGCCAATATATTTTTCATAAGTAGCTTTCAATGAACCTTGCCACTCTATTACATTATTCTCCAAAAGCAGTTCCAACTCTGCTTGCATTTTATCCAAAGCATCAATACAAAGCAGATCGACCTTAATAAGAGAACAATCTTCACACATATGTAAATCAAACTGCGTAATAACATCACCTGAATTTGTTTTCATAAGTGCTGTTGTATCTGTAAATGGTCTATCAACTAAGATAATTCCACCTGCATGTGAACCTACACCATTGACAAGTCCTTCTATCTTCTGTGCAGCTTCCCATAATTCAGGATATTTATTCATTTCTGTAACAAATTCTTGTACAGGTGGGTTATCATCATCACCATAATACATTTGTGATAAAGTTCTTAATTGACCTCTATCGGCTACAATCAATGAACTAATATACTGAGCTATATCATTATCAATCTTCAAACCACGAGCTGCTGTTAAAATAGCACTTCTACTCTTTTCAGTTGATAGCGTCATAACCTTACTAACTCTATCTTCTCCATATGTATCTTTCATAGCCTGAATAACCGCTTCACGCTTTGAACCGCATATATCAATATCAATATCCAAAACAGAAGCACGTTCTGGATTCAAGAATCTCCAAGGATACGTCTTTGTTTTTTCTCTTAATGGATTAATCTGTGTGATACCAAGAATATTTAATAGACAGAAACCTACACCAGAACCTCGACCAGCCCCTACTAATGTACCTGCACTCCAAGCAATCTGTACATCAATAGCAATCTGAAGAAGATATTTAGACCAACGAACCTTCATTTTTTCGGATGAGTCCTTTATATAATGAAGACATTCGTTTATTTTTTCATAAGCTTCATCTGTTTGATAATAAGGATCTGTGTCAATGTAAGCAACAATATCTCTTACTAAATGCCTATCACAATCGTATTCAGAATTATAAAACTCACTTAATAAAGGGATTTGATTCTTAAACTTTTCATATAACTCTTTGTTTGGCTCAGAAATATTTAATGGAATGTACGGAATATCGAGATCTTTTGTGAGTTTGTAATACTCTGCTTTTCCATATATAAGCATTGTATTGTCTAATCCCTTTTGAACTACATCGTGACCATAGTATTCATCCATATACTCATGAATTTCATCTTCACTCATAATATAAGTAGTAGAATAAAAATCATCCACCTCTCTGTCGCCCTCTTGAGATTCCAAAAAGATTTTATGTATCTGTCTATCTTCTTTTTTAAGATAATGAGCATCCGTTGTAATGATATATGGTGTATCTGTCTCTTCTGATAACTGAATTAACTTGTGATTGACATAGATTTGCTCCATCATATGAGAAGGTTGCAACTCTAAAAAGAAGTATCCTTCACCAAATATCTCATTCATATATGCAATCCAATCTTTACAAGATTGCCATATTTTTTCATATTCCTTTGGATTTGCTCTTTCTAAATCCTGAAATTGTAAAAGTCTATGTGGTAAAGCCCCTCCAAGACAAGCCGAGCTTCCGATAATATCTCCTTTATAGTTTGCCATCATTTCTTCAAGATCATTATAATAGGTAGGAACTCGCATCATGACATGCATAAAAGAGTTCTTAGTCCAAGCTTTTGTGCTTAATTCTCTAATGCCTTGATGCCCATGAGCATTTAATGCCACTAAAATAAAATGAGGATATCTATTATTAAATTTATTCTCGGCAGTTACATCTTCTGTACACAAATATATCTCATTACCAAGAACAACTTTAAAATTCTCCCATCCTTCTAAATCCTTGTGACTATCATAGTATTTAAGTGCATCTAAAGAGGAAGTGATAGACTCGTGTTCCGTAAAGCAAATTCCAGCATGACCTAATGAGTGAGCATACTCAATCATTTCAGGCACTTTATTTATAGAATCTCGAAGTCTTAAATTACTTCCCTCTGCACTATGGTTATGTACTCCAAAAAAACTCACTCAAATCCTCCTCTTATAACTGTTTTAATAAACTTCTGACTGGTTCTCTTCCATAATTCTCTTTCAACCAATCAATGTATCCTTTATCCTTTTGTGCTACTTCCACAAGATGTTCATCCTTATACTTACCAAAATTCAACACATAAGTATCTAAAGGTGGTAACTTAGGTTTCTTCCACTCATCAAACTCCATGTCTAACGGCTTTCGTGAAGCAAGATAATCAGCCAAATGAACAATCTCCTGATATTTATTTGATGGTTTTGGAAGCACAATTCCAGCATCTTTTGGTTTGTTTGAGGTTGTCCATTGCCCCATATGAGATTCAATCGCATTAGCAATCAGTTCAATTTCTTTATCTGAAATAGCTGCATCTTCTTTGTGCTTTCTAACCGCTTCTGCCATTAACAACGGATGATCAAATACTGTAAACACTTCCTTTACATCATCACTTGCACCTGATTTTCTGCCATCATGCACTAAACCAGCACATCTTAATAAATCTCTTTCTCTGTCAGTGAATTTGTTCTGATACTGCTCAAGACTGAAAAACCAATTAAGGAATCGTACAACTGCAATACTGTGTCTCATCAATCCACCATCGCCTAATGCATATGCAGGATGGTACTTACCTGTAGACGAGGCAGGCACTTCCCACCAATACAAAGGAAGTTCTGACACCAAGAGTTTACAGAAATCTTTAATATCTTCATTTTCAAACGAGTCATAAATAGGCTCAATCATTTTCAACTTTTCTTCTGTCATTAAAATACCAACTTTCTTTTCTTCTCTGTACTATTATTCTCCAAAGCATTCCACTTTTTATTGACTTCAAATGTCTTTTGAGTTGGTGTCCACTTTGAATAATATTCGCATTCATTTTTATAAATAGTTGCTTCTGGATTTGTTGTGCAGAACGTGCACCAATGACATAATGGCGTAGGCTTCGGAATAAACAGATTTTTATTCTCACTTGCTTCAATATCACCAAACACTTTATCAAGTGCTTTGATTAAACGTTTTTCCCATCCTTTTGTAAGAGCATATTGTTCATCGTCTATAAGGATGAATCTATACTGCGATTCAATAGGCAATTCACCAAATTCGTTTAAAATTGCAAGGGCATAAATTCCAAACTGTAATGAGGTTGCCAATTTACTTTGATCGTATATTTTCTTGGAAGTCTTATAATCAACCGTTCTATACTGACCATCTTTTACATCAATTCGATCAATAAAACCTTTTAAAATAACTTTGTTATCCCATACAAATTCAAAAGGTTTTTCAAAATATGTAGGTTGCCAAGTAGTATCTTCCATTTCTTCGTGTAACACTTTATCAAATAGTTTTATTTTTTCTTCATATGAAGCACCACTCGCATTATCAGCTTCGTGCCATACTTCAAAATATTTTCTTCTTAGCTGTGCTACACCTAATAATTCTTCTTTGGTTTTTTCGTCTGTTTCGGTCACTCCATTCTGTAGAATATTATTTAACTTGTCATAATCTACTGCTTGACCAGAAGCAATCATCCTGCCCTTCTGTTCCAAAACATAATGACACAGACTACCCAACTCAAGTGCAATTGAAGTATCCTGTGAATACTTCTTATCCATATATTTAAACTTATACTGAAGAGGACAATTTTTAAAAACTTCAATTTTACTATATGAAAATGAAGGTAAACCTTTGTCCTTATCAGTTACAGGTCTTACTCTATCTTTTAATTCTTGCAATTACTTCTCCTTCTTTGATTCTTTCAACACTCTATTAACTTCATCCATTGTGATAACAATCTTCTCATCTAATAATTCCAACAATGTTTCTTTCCCCATATCAGTAGGACTAGCTTTATAAGGCAACCTATTCTCACTATCTAGCAACAAACAAACTTTGCAATATGGCACTAATCCTGCTACTTTTTTTACAAGTTTGTTATAATAAATCTCTGCCTCAAAAGAATGTGCATCCTGGTATTCTCTATCAAAAGCCACAATCACTTCTTCACATTTGAGATATTGCAACAATAATTTTTGCTGAGTGATAGTGATATTACTTCCACATGTTGCTACTGCAAATGAATCTTCTCCAAAGTATGAATAATTTTGCATACAACCTTTTTCTGACTCAAGTAGCATTGCTTTTCGTATTGATTTAATTTTGTTTTGGGTAACATTGATTCCATATAGATTTGAACCCAATTGATGACTAAGAAACTTCCCACTTATTTGAAGCGGAACATACTTTCCTACTCTTTCGATATCAGATTCATCAAGATAACGACCTCTAATTCCAACCAACCGATTGTCTTTGTCTCGATGTGGAATTACGATTTGATTGGTCAATCCATAATAACCAATCTCATACCTGCTCAAAGCTTCACGAGAAATGTTGTCATTTAACCAATCTTCATGAGGTGCATAATAGAATGTGTCTAAGATATTTTCACTAATTTCAGATAATGTGGGTACTTCACGCCTATTCTTTTTTACTGACTTCAAACGATTGATCCATTCAAAATCATTGATACGATTCTTTTCTTTCTCAATCTCATTAGCACTTGTAACAGCCAACTTTCCTGTAAGTTGCCCAATAAAATGTAACGCTTTATACCATGTAACTGTCTTTCCTTTTACTCTATTGGCTCTAATTACTAATTCAACAACGTTAAAACTATCTGAACATTTAGAGTAACAATGAAAAGTTCTTCCTTTGTACCCTTTATCCTCGTTTGGTTCATGATAATAATACAATTTCCACGAATCTGATCCGTGACATACCGACTGGAATATTAAATCACCATTACTATCTGTTTTTGGATAACTAGAGCCAAAATAAGTAACAATTTTTATTATATCTTCCTTTGTAAGTGAGTTAAGAATTGCATCCTTGTCTAAATACATACCCTCACCTCACTTACCAATTTCCCCAACTCTTCTTATCAGTTGGTTCTTCTTCCTGTTCTTCATCAATCGGATTATCAGGTACTTGAGATAGTAATACAGAATGTTCCTTAATCTTCTCTTCTACCTGCTCAATCTTTGTAAAGTCCATATCAATTAACTCGAAATCATAATTCGTTACAAACAAACACTGTTCCGTCATAGTACCTAAATCAATTTTTGTCCAAATAATGATTCGTGTTAATCTTCCTCGTCTGACTTTGTATACCCAATGACACATATTAGGCACAGGCATATTAACCATTTTATGTAACACTGATTCGATTTTCTTTTTTTCTGCTTTGGTGGGAGCCATTGAAATAACACCCATATCCAATTTATTCGCTAATGCTTTTGAACCAGCTAACAAGTTCTGATCCTTATACTGTGCATTTTGTGCTTCACCATTTAACTGAGAAGCAGTATAAATAAACACATCCAACTGTTGAGCGATTGTCTTTAATTCGGTTGCAAATACCAATAATAACTGATGCTCTTTCAATCCCATTCCAGATTTACTATTTACTTCTGCCATTAAACGTAATGAGGTATGAATATAGTCAAAGAAAAAATATCTAACAGAAAACTCTCTATTATATTTCTTTATTTGATTCTTAATATCTTCAATGGAAAAATCAGGAATGTGTACGATATATAATGGACTAGATTCGATATAAGAAATGGCTTGTTGAACTCTTTCTAATTCTCCTTGTTCATATGTACCATATAGAATATGTTCCTCATTTACTTTACTAACGGCTGCAATTAATAATGTCTGTATTTCATCTACTGGCATCTCAGTTGAGAAAATAGTAGTCGGCTCACAATTTCCTGTATACACATACTGCTTTGATACAACATCATAAAAATACGGAACTGCAATTTTACAAGCATCACCAGCAGCCATACGAGTTTTACCGCCACCTTGAGGGCACGATCTCATAAATAAACATCCTAATCTCGCACCTCTTGATACAGTGTTCAATCCCTCGTTATTCAAAGCTAAACCAACATCAGGAACTTCCATCAATTCATTTACCAAATCTGTCATGCCGTCACCAGCTTGAACATCTGTACTTAGTGTATTGGTACAATATTTCATATTGGGATTAATAACAAATGTTGCTTCAACCATTTCAATAATGTCTTGCTCAGTATAATTGTCAAACTTAATTTGTTCAGCTTCCATCTTTGAGGTATCTGCAATGGTACTGTCAAAAATAAATCTTGTATCAAGACCTTTTTGCTCATAATATCTAAGCAATGCGTATTTTCTTAATCTGTGATAATAATAATCATAGTTCTCAATGGTAGCCATATCTCTTGCATTTGAAAGATATTCTATACCTTGATTCTCCTGAAAAATTGAATACTGTTCTTTGTAATTGCTTAGATATGAATCTATACTAAACTCATCAATTGTGGTACAACCTTGCATATGTAGATTGTAAATTGCAACAAATAGCAATTCATAGAAGTTCTCTGTATTAAAATCAGTTCTATCTAATGGTCTATCAATATCATCTATTAAGGAAGAATCTTGTATTAAACAACCAATCGTATTCAAATATGCTCTTTTATCTACAAGTCCTTCATGTGCCATTATTTCACCTCTTTCCCAATTGACTGAATATCAATCTGTTTTATTTTTCTCCTTTTAGGTTGAACGATAATGGTCTTTTCTTTGTACATATTTGAAATATCCATACTTTCATTATGTTCTTCCAATTTATCAACCGACTCATAATACTGCATTGCTTCTGTGTGATAATATGGAACAATTCCAATTACATCACCAGTTAAATCCTTTTCAATGATTTCATGCAGATAAACCAGAGTCTTATACATGCTTTCATATGTAAATCCATAACGCTTGATATAATCTTCTGTTAAGGCATATACTTTTGTACTTAATTCTTCTCCTTCGATGAGACTTCTTAAATACTTATAATATTGTTGCTTTTTTGTATATTCCTCTTCGGATAATGCTTCTTTTAATTCGGCTTGAGGTCTAGCCTTTCTACCAACTTTTTTCTTTGTAGCAACCTTATCTATCTGTTCAGTTTTGTCTTTCTGCAATGTCTTGATTGCAATATTAAAACATTTTTTATGAGCATAGCGTCCCTTGTATGGAACGCCATCCTCATCTACAATTGGCTCATTGCATATTACGCATTTTCTTCGAGCTGCCATGTATCAACCTCTTATAAGTTATTCTCCTCAATGAAACTCTCAATATCATAAATGATTGCTTCAATAAGCTGTTCCTGACCTTTCTTCAGATCACTAGCCTTCTTGCCTTCGCCTAACTGATTTGCAACGATTGTCTGTAAATCCTCAAGATATCCATTATCAGCAAGCTTTTCTCCAAGTTTCTGTAGCTCGTCCATGAGGTCATCATATGATTTAACATCAACTGTTCTCTGTGCTTTCTGCTCCTCATATGTAACTGCTGTGATTCCTTCTTCTCTCTCCTGAATCTCAATAGCCTTAATAATTACATCTTCAAGAGCTTCAGCAGTGAACTCCTCAATATAAGTAGTAGGAAGATAATCAAAACGAGAACGAGCAAAAAACTCATCTGTCTGTGCTAAGAAACCAGAAGACTTAACAACCTTACCGTCTTTATCAACACCGTTAGAACGAACATAAACACATAAGTCTGTATTATTGATGATAGGTGCTAACGCTCTCTTATCAGCCTTTGGTGAAATGTATCCATCCTTCTCCTGTGCATGTGCAATAAAGTAACAGCAATATCCAGCACCAAGTAATTTGTTAATCTGCTTCCAGAACTCAGTCTCATACTCTTTCCAAAGTCCATATCCACCGTTTCCTTCTCCGATTGAAGGAGCTTTATACTTCTGGCAAATAAATTCCTGACAGTAATTTGCAGCCGCTTCAATCTCATCAAAGATAATTGTTGAATACATTTCTCTTGCCTTCTCTACTGTTGCAGGATCTGTAAGCTGCTTGTTAATCTTAATAAAGTCAGACCACTTCGTAATAGGACAATATGGAACACCAGGAATGGCATTAAGACCTGCCTCGAATGGAAGATAGAATGGCTTCTTCATACGAGTTGCCTGTTTAGTCTTTCCTAAGTTATTTCCACCATAGACAAGAATAACCTTGCCCTCTAAACCTTTTGCTACTGTGCTGACCTGTGGATTAAAAATATCTAATTCGTTCATGTAATTCTCCTTTATTTTTAAAAATATTTTCTTAATAAAAATGGTACATGTTTCAAACTATTTCATTCGTACCTACAACAAAGTTAGATTAGAAACCTAAACTTCTACCGTGTGCTGCGCCACTTGGCTTTGCAGTAGATGCCTTTGCACCACTCTGAGCTTTAGCTTTTGCTTCTTCAAGACGATTTGCTCTTTCCTGAATTGCAGCTTTAATTGTATCAGCAACATATGGAACTTCTGGTGTGATACCCTCTTCATAAGGCTCAGAAGCACCAGTAATAATAAGATCGCTCTTGTAATCTACTTTTACCTTTCTTCTTGGCTTACCAATCTTAACTGGAATCTCTGTAACAGTCTCAATTCTGTTATTAATAATGTCTCCATAGAACTCTACTGTCTGTCCTACTTCAAAACCAGAATCAACTGCCTGTGCTACTTCACCCTCTGCTACAAGATCAATTGGCTCAATTCCGTTATATGTAGGCATCCAGCCACTCACCGCAAGTCTTCCTGTTTCTACTCCCTCGTTATCAAGTTCAGGACTAATATCCGAAATAAATACCTCTACTGCGAACTCTGCATGTGGCTCAAACTCTTCATCAGCCTTTAATCTATTAAAGAAATTGCTCTTGTAAGATACAATCTTCTCACCGTTCTTGCCTGTAAATGGGCTAATATCACCAGTGACTCTAACCTTTGTAGCCTCTTCCTCACCAACTTCTGCAATAGATTTGTACTCATTCATTACTGTCTGAATACCTGCATAAGTCTTATTGTCAGTACCAGTCTTAGTCTTCTCATTTACATTGACGTTGTACTTAACGAAATTAACATCAGAAGTCTTAACTGTAATATGACCTGTTACCTTATTCTTTCCATCCTCTGTTACAATCTTCAGATCCTTCTCACTAACCACACCTACTGCTGTTGCCTTTGCATTTGCCTGTCTTAAATTTGTTTCCTTTGTTGTTGTCTCTGCCATTTAAAAATGTCCTCCTTAAAATTAAAAAATTTATGTAAATATTGTTAATAAAACAATCTATCTAAACGCCCAAAAGGACGGAACACAGAAGTTAATTTATATAAGCATCTATGTATAATCAGTGATTTTTGAGCGCACAAGCCCAAGGGTATGCTGTTCTTCCACCCATTTAAATATTCTCTGTTCAGTTTTGATTTTTGGAATTTTTGACTTGATTAAGTCGGATCAACTATTCGATATGCTAATCTTTTATCTGTAAAGATTTCTTCTCCATTATCTTTTAATTTTGTGATATTACAAGACAAATGCATTTCATCATATTTCAGATTTGCAATTTTACAATTAGATTGGATGCTGTTACCTTTCATAACTTTTGATTTGAAGAAAACTGCTTTACCATCATAATTCTTATGTGCTTTACAATATTCGTCCCAACTGTCTGCTTCGACTACTCTTGATTGATGATCTCGAATGAAATTATTTTCATCAATGATTAGATTTGTTTCAATTACTTCTATACATATCACCTCACTTATTTATTCTCTTTTTTGTCACGGATTTTATATATTATTCGTAACATTTTATTTTTGGAATTTTTGAACCGAATTGTTCAAGACTGATTACTTTAATTTAGATTTACATGGTAATAACCATTTGATACCTTTATACGGAATATGATAAATAACTTGTCTGTCGTGGTTATATAAAATCACATTACCTGAATTATAATTTACCAATTCACCATTAGCCCATCTCTCACCACAACCTTTTTCAATTTCATAACAAACATCATAGTTCTTATTTAATATTGCTTGAAAAATATCAATATCTTTTATCTTTACCACCTCCTCAAAATCCGAATGAAACAGTGATTTCCACTGAACTACTTCACTTACTTATTCTCCCATTTTATAAATTTATTTAAGATAAACTTTCTTCAACCAATATATTTAATTTTTTCCAACAAGAAATACATATATGGAATGGCTGACTTTGTAATCTGAACGATTTTAAATATATGATCTTTTCATTGCTTAATTCTTTATCACAAATTTTACATCTACATTTTTTAGTATTCCTTACTTCAAATTCGTTAAATTCATGTATAAAACTTTTATCCATTTCCTCACTTCTATCTATATATTCTCTTATTTTACATACAAACTTTCGTAAACAATGCTGTCGTTTGATTTACCAATTGTACGCTTAAAACTGCTATTACCACTTAGCAAATACTCATGTGTTGTATATATGTCTTTAGGGACATTCCAAGTATTATCTATATCACCACTCTTACCATCAAAAGATAAAGCATATCTGCATGGCAACTGCCTTAAATAGTCCCAAAATTTTTCATAATCAATAGTTCCATAATACATGCCTTTTGTATTCGCATAAGGTGGATCAAGATACATATAATCATTCTCTGTTGGTTTTATATCTTCATACGAACAACTGATAAATTTAACATCATTCTGTTTTAATAATTGACTCCATTCAAAAATTATCTTCTCAAATGTTTCAGGAATAATACCATTTCTAGTCACATGAAACGAATTGTTAAATTCACCATTACGGTTATATCTTGGCATACCATTGGTTGTTGTTCTCATAATAAACATAAAATCTAATGGATTATGCTCTTTGTTGTATCTGTCCCTGACATTGGCAAAATATTCTTTCTTTCGTTGCTTGTTGTCATCTGCATTTAATTCATTCCAAAGCTTCTTATAATAAGAAGAAACTTCTAATGGATTGTTGATGATTTCATTCCATAAGTCAATCAACCCATTATTCAAATCACTACACATATAATGCTTAACTTGTATATCACTGTCGAGAAGTCTTCTTAAAACTGAAGCTCCACCACAAAACGGTTCATAATAGGTATCAATCTCTTTTGGAAAAAATGTTAAAATCTTTTCAGCCTGACTTCTTTTACTTCCACTCCATTTAATTACTGGTTCGTACATTGTAATTTACTCAGAGCGATATATCTTTAAGGCTGCCACTCACTCCTTTCACTTACTTATTCTCTATTTGATTTTCATTTTTATTGGAAATTGTGATTCGAATGAATCATAGATTATAAAACAATTCTATATGCAAGTTTCTTCGTAATAAAACCTGATTGGTGTAAGATCATACAAGATAAATGAATGTCATCATATATCAAATCTGTCATTGTACAATTCGATAAGATACTGCAACCACGCATAGATTTTGACTTAAAATAAACAGCTTCACCATTATATTCTTCAAATGCTTTGCAATATGTATCCCAATCTTCAACTTCAACAATTCGTGACTGATGATCTCTTATAATATCGTCTTTATCAATGCTCAAATTTGTCTCAATTACTTGAATCACATTTCTCACCTCCAATTATATATTCTCTTATTTTCTTCTCTCTTTTCTATTAACTACATGTTTATGACCTTTAGGACATACACTATATACAATATCAACATATCCATCTACATAATCATTGCCGCCTGAATTAATCGGATCTCGATATGTACAAATTTCTGTAGGAATACTTTCCTTTTCTGAAAAGAAAGATTTTGTAAGATAATAGTCCTTGCACTCCTCACAATATGTAAGTTTGCCATTGATAATATCTTTCGCTGTTCTTATATCATCTTCATATTGCTTTAAAGCCTCTAATTTTTCGTCATCTGTTGCTCTTGAAATTATAATATTTTCAATATTCTTTAATATATTTCTCACCTCCAACTATATATTCAACATTTCTGGATAAAAGTCATACAAATAATCACCAAAATCCCCACTTCTTTCTGAACCTGTTTGACTTTGCCAAAAATGTTTCCATTCCTTGCCTCTTTCAGTCTGAATAAACTGTTCATATTTAGATCTTAAAGCCTCTCTATCTTTGCAAATATCACTCATTCTATAAATCTCCTTTAAAATTGCACCAAGAAATGTCAGTTTCATGTACTCTTACTTTACCGATTACCATTGATACCAACATAACCAGGAAGTACAGTTGTAATTGTTGAGTAATTTCCTGCAATATCGTTATTCATCATATGATATAACTTCAAATAATCATTTACAGATAATTTCTTAATCTTGGCATACAAACTATCCATATTATTCCATGTTTCGTCATGCTGCTTAACCGTAACTTTCATATCTGAAATCTGTTCCATGAGTTTCTGTCTTTCTTCCTTACGGTTTGCAATCTCTTTATCTTTCTGAACACAAAATTCAGCAAGTTTCTGTTCTTTATAATCATTTAAATACTCATCTACTGGATTAACTTCTTCTACTTCGTCATTCTTAATTTCTTCATTCATATGTATATTCTCCTTTCATTCGCAAGAAATCGAAATTTACTGCAATTTTTTATTCTTCAAATGAAGCAGTTGCACTAATATTGAGCCTTCTGTTATAAAAATATCCCTCTACTTCTCTTCGAACAATATCATCAACTGCTTTGGTTAAAGCTCTATCAACTCTATCCATAATCATTTGTTCAAAATCAACACCCTTGATTTTACTTTCAATCGCTTGAATTACTTTATCATCTATATCTTTTAATACCAGTTCTTTAAGTTTCTCTTTACTTAAACCAGCTTCACATAACATTTGTCTCGCTTCTTGTCTTAAAGCAATTTCTTCTATTCTCACTTTTTCACCTCCCAAAAGAAACCGATATTTACTTATTCTTCGATTCAAATTCTTCAAGCACTTTATAAAATTCGCTGCCTTTAATTTCTGTAAAACTTGTATCATCATCTGGTGTAATAGTTTCATATTTTGTTGTAGAAATTTTTAAATATAACTTATTCTCATACTCAAACCTTGAAACTGAATACCCACCTAAATGTAGTTCCTTAAAATAATCTCCTTCACGAATCGAATGATTGTTAATGACAATATTCTTTTCGATGCATAAATTCTGAAACTCTTTTAAAGTCTTGCTGTTAGCTCTAAACTTTCTCATTAACACATCAGAATCACTGAATAGTTTCGTTGGCTTCAGTAACTCTTTTCCAAATTTCTGATCATTTTCATTGCAATCAGATATATATAATCTGATATTATTCTTTTCATGCTCTTTAAATGGGCGATTTACAAATCCATCTCCACTAATATAATATTCTTCCCCTACAATACCTTTGTTCTCAAAAAAATTATTTGCTACTATTCTTCTTTCTTCTTCATGTTTTCTATAATCATTAATCTCTTTTAGGAATTTCTCATTTGTTACAATATAAAATTTCTCCATTGTTTTACCTCCATTGACACCATTCTTATTTATTCTCTGCGCTCGGAATGCAGATTTCAAAATCTCCATTCTCATTCATATGATAAGGAAATGCATTAGCTGGAATTGTAACCTTATATGCTTCCACCACATAGTCGTACATAATAAGAAACTTTCCTTTTGAAAAGTATGGTTTAACACGAAATCCATTTTCACCTGCTACTTGAATATCAAATGGAATCATTTTTTCAAGATGCTGTTCATCATCTAATGTTGCTACCCTAATTGAATTTAAGATAATATTTTTCTGCTCAAGATCATAATAACTATCTTCAAACATTTTCATAAGTTTCACTCTGCATAATTCTTTTTTCTTTGTCATTTTTGCCTCCATATTTCCGCAAGAAACGAATCTTTCTTGCTCTCAGTTCACATCATTATGTGTTTCGCCATCTGAGTAATAAATGGTCCAATCCTTGAATAACTCAATCAACTTATCATTATCCCAATCATATTCATTACAATGTGTAATGGCGATTGATTTTTTATCTCCAAAATTTCCTATATCATTAGAGCATCTACTATATAATTCTCCTAAATCAAGTGTTCCATATCTCAATGTATCCTGGAATGGGTTTGGCACATTTGTTTTATCAAACATATATTCATTGATAAATCTCTTATTACATTCAGATGGAAATTTGCCAACACCATGTCTTGTTAAATAAGTACGAGATACATAACAAGTTTCAATATTTATTTCTTCATTCCATTCAACATTTTCAATTATTCTCTTGGGATTTTTAATACCTGTATTAGACGGTGTTAGATGTGGGAAATATTCTGTGTTGTTCTGATCAAGTAATAAACCTTGTGCAGCTTCAAATACAATATTGTCAAATTGATTTAAGAAATAATTATCTGATATAGCCAATGAGTGATTATTCATAAAATCCCAATCATCTAAAAAGTGTTCAAATATACCATTATCAAAGAATATTCTTGACCATTCATCTGTTAATATAATATTCTCTCTTTCAAATTGTTCTAAGTAATATTCTCTGATTTGATTATCTACATCAGTTATGCCAGCTTTATATCTTTTGATAGTTTCAAAAATTCCCAAGCCACAACTACCATGTTTATTTTTTCCACGATTTTCCTCTATAATCTGATTTGCCATCATATCAAAAGGTGTAGTCAACATACAATCTTGATTGATATAAACATTTGGGACATATCCTAATTTCATCAATTCATCATATTCCTGCTTAAAAATAATTGGATTAACAATAAAATCCTCAGATAAATATGTACTTGCATTATTGAATGTTCCAGATCCAAAATGATGAAAGACATGTCTGATTCTGTCAGGAGTCGTTACGGTATGTCCTCTCTGAGCACCACCATTTGAACAAACAACAATACTATTAGGTTTCTGTGAGAAATAATCTGTCATTAAACCTTTTCCTTCGTCTCCCCAATTCGATCCACATACAATCTTAATGTCTTTCATCTTTTAAATCTCCTATCCTACCAAGTAATTCCTTCCGAGTTAGAAGGTGTAGCAACTGTATCTGTTACATTATTCTCTGCTTCATTAACAATAATATCTACAATCTCATTTGTAATACTGTCCATATTTACTCTTCTAAAATGAGTATCATCAAGATACTTCTTATAAGACTTTTCAATCTCATCCTCATCCCATCTATGACGATGAACAACATCTAAATGATAGATGTTAAACTTCTGAGAAGCTTCATTATATAAATCTTTTGTCTCCACATCTGCCTGAAGATTATCACCTGTTGCTTCAATTAAGCCACTTCTATAACCTTTTAATGGAAGATATGGATTTAACTGCTCATCACCCATTGTAATAATAATTCCTTTTCTTCCACGGTTTAAGCAATCAAGCTTTGTGTGACGAGAGCCGAAATACCATGCTGCTGTGTAGGATTCATAACTATTTCCACCACCGCCAAACTCGAAATAAATCTTGTCAAGCTGTTCAGCAATACGAATATCAGACTCAAACTGTGAAGCCTGAATTGGACAGCTATCACAAGCTAAATCACCAATACCCATGATAAGGAACTCAACATCTGTAACCTTTTCATATAACTTAGTCATAATTACATTCAACTTCTTTGCTACCTCAACAGCAGCCTCTCCCATGCTCCCAGTAACGTCTAAAGCAAGAATAACAGGAATTGTGTTTGGATGTTCCTCTGTATCGCAACACTCTCTAATAACATTCTTAGGATCAAGTGCAGAATCAATATTTCTTGCCTTAAACATGTCCTGATTAGAATAAGAACCGCTAATCATACCATCCGTTGAAACATTCATACCCTTTGTTGTTGAATAACTTACATAACTATCTCTTGTCCATGAACCACATCCCATATTACGCTTCCTCCTCTTCGTCTACTTCTGTATCATCGTCATCATTGCCACTCATATCAAAGTCGAGCATTCCGTCAAACATGTCACCCATATTTCCACCCATCATCATAAGAGGTAACATAGAACTCATTCCACCATTGCCATTCATCATGCCAGTAGAACCATTATCACCTTTCATCATCTGAGAAAGCATCATATACTTTAAGATATTGTTTGTACCTTTCTTACCCTTGATAATGTCACTACCAAACATTGAAACAATCTTGCCATAAAAATATGTATTACCCATAAATACATGTCTTTCAGGAAGTACAGTTTCGATTGTTGAGTCCTCATAATTAATGACCGTAATCTTTGTCTTATCAGCTTCAATAACACATCTAGGCTTGCCATTTACAAGAATAATGTCACCCTTCTCTACCTTATTAGTTGGAATAATAAAGAAGAATTCCTCTCCAATATCAAATACAAAGTTACTACAGTTTGTGAGCTTGCCAGTCTTGATGTTATATGTCTTATAACCACCATTTGTCTTAACTGCAATTCCACCATTCATAGAAAGTCTACACATTCCACTTCCTACCTTGCCAAACATACCATTTAAAAAATTGTTCATCATATTTATTTCCTCCTATGATATAAAAATTATTGTTTACAATTACTTATTCTCTCAATCCATTTAACACACTCATTAAAACGTGTCTTGTAAGATTTTTAACATCACCACTATAAAGTCCACATTCAATGTCACAAGCCTTTAGAACTTCATCAAGTGTTTTATTCTTCTCTTGATTCAACAAGCTCTTACAATGCTCATACTGAATATTATTTGTCTCATGAGCATTTCTGAGATTACTTTCTAAGCAGCGAATAATATCAATCAGCTCGTCTTTTGTCATAGACTTTAATGTACTGTCTGAATATGTTTTTCTTCCATCGCCTATTGACATGTTCCACCTGCCTTTACTATCTCAATCGCCCTTTCAAGAGGAATAAGATAATTATTGCTGTTACCACTTCCATACAGTTTTACAGAAGAGTCCATTTTCAACTGCCCTACAATTCTATCAATGTCATAAGCTGTTGGTTGGTCTTTTATATCTCTATAATCTAACACGTAATTACTACACCACTCTTGACAGTGTGATATATCTGCTGAGCAATCACCTTCGTAGTTACAATGAAAACTCAACTTGTCTACATCAATTAATCTCATTTTACTTCTCCTATTCGTAATCTTCTGGATGTTCTTTATAGTCATCTACTACACTTTTCATATAACTAAAATAATCCCTTACAGTATCACTACTATCAGAAAATCCACTTGTCACTTCGTATCCATTATCGAACACTGCAAAGATTAAGAAACCTGAACTATCTAGTCCTACTTCTATGTCACAGCCTTTATATTTACCTTTCATGATGTTATTCTCCTAATCATCTTTGCCTATAATGAACCAATATAAGAAACTTAAAAGTGTAAAAGTGATTCCAAGTATCTTATTTTCTGCTTGATATGAATACATCGTTACACCACTACAGAACCATACCAAAAGAAATGCGATTGCTTGCCTATAATACTCTTTCATTCCACACCTCCAATCTTCTCGGCTACTTTTGCTTCACATATTCCACAGATACAGCCATTTTTCTCATCGTATTTTTTAAGTTCACTAATAAGATTGCTACAACACCAACTTGATTCATTAAGATGAAATTCAATCATGTCATCATCCCAATTCGAAGGAAAATCCATTGGAAGATTTATTGTCCACTGTATAGTTTTGGTCTGTCTATCTGCCATATTATTCTCCTATGCACCTGTGTTTGCTGTTAAAACACACTGTTCTTCATTCATATCAATTTCTGTAATGGTAATCTCTTGACACTTCTTAAAATCATCTGAACTTACCCTTGCTTTTCTTTCAGCATGTCGTTCATCTTCTGCAATAATTACCATTGCGTAATCTTGACACCAATCTCTTGCAGGTCGTTCTACTAAATATGCTTTCATGTCGTTATTCTCCTATCTGCATTTGAAAACCTTTCTTTCGTATTTTCTAAAAACAAATCCTTATCAATGCTCCATCCACCACAATGACTCAATATTTCTTTCCTAGCATCTCTAAATTCGTCCAAATGGTTTCTGAAATAATTAACCGCATCGTTTTCGCATTGGAATTCGTCATTATATTCCCAAAAGAAATGTCTTTTATTTGTTGCAAAAAATGAATCTGTATCTAAACAATATGCTATAATCCACGTTGCGTATTTATCTGAAAAATTTTTATTACCTTTTAATTTTTGATACATATTCGCACCTTCAATCTTCACAAGAAAGAAAAATTTCTTGCTAATCCAGCCATCTGTTATCCAAATAGTAAAAACCAAACACCATTCCACCGATTAAAATAATCCAAAAGATCCAGAAAATAATAATTGGAAAATCAGATTCTAACCTTTCTATCGTCTCATCAATAGTTGAATTATTATAAAATGATGTGTTATCAGAAATGGTTTTATTTCTCAAATCTGTAAAAATTGTTCCTTTATATTCAGTTCCAACACCATAATATTTATATCTTACGTTACTTGACTCTTTAATTGTGTCAATATAATCAGTATCAGGTAAATCAATCTTATTACTTGCGAAATTCACTCCACAAAATGATACTTCTTTGCACTTAATATCTTCACTTCCAACTCTATCCCAAGTCCAATATGTTTCTGTTCTTGTATGAGTTTGTCTTGTTTTTCCACTGCCCGTTGTATATGTAACAACTCTTGTATGCATCGTATATAGCTCTTTAACTTTTTCTACATACATATATTCTCCACCGATTTCAGGATATGTAACTGTATCTACTGCTTTCAAATCGCCATATACAAACGCATTACCAACATTTGTATCCATTCCATATTGAAACATTTCTTGACTTTCTATCTTAACAGCCTTATTATAAATTTCATTTTTATCCATTTGGTGTTCTGAAATCTTGGAAGAAATCAGAATACCAAACAGAATCATAACTGCAATGATAGAAATACTAGCCAAGATTTCACGTTTTGTTATTTCAAAATCGCCAAAATCAAAACCTTTTCTATCATATCTCATAGACTAATCCTCTTTAAACAAATCCTGTGGAGCATCAACTGGTGCATTGTAATCCAAATACTCATATTCCTGCACTTCATATCCAAGCAATCCAAGAAACTGTCTTGTAGGGAACTTTCTCACATATCGCTTGTATTCCTTAATCTGTTTATTGTAATTGCTGCGATATTCTGCAATCATATTTTCTGTCATAGATAGCTCATTCATAAGAGTCTTATAGTTCTCATTGGACTTCAGTTCAGGATATGCTTCTGCAACTGCTGTAATAGCTGTTGTTACATTCTCAATATCTCCTGTTGATCCACGACCATCTGCAACTGCTGTCAATGTATCAGCTTCATGTTTGTCATACTGTTTTACGCAATCAGCAAGATTATATACAAGGTCAACTCTTCGCTTTTCCTGTACCTTAATATCTGATGACGCTGTATTTACTTGCTCCTCAAGTGCAATAGCTTTATTCTGCGAACTCTGTACACCAAATACAATCATCAAAATAACTGCTAATACTCCTACGCCAATAATTACTGGCACTTTCCAATTTGTGTTCTTCATTTAAAATCTCCTTTATATGTAATATTTTTATTAGTTACAATGTAATATTCTCTTATTTATTGGGATTCCCATAGCCGAATGGCTTAGATATAATTAAAAAATTTCAAAAGAAAGATTGGTTTGCTGCGAATTAACTTATTCGTCATGAATTCTTTTAAAATCATTCAACTCATATGATGTTTTAAATTTAGTACATTTTGCTAAAGTAATAATATGTTTGCAATTTGGGCAAGACACATAACATTCATTTGGTTTAGGATTAATGTGTCTTGGATATGCAGCTTCTGAACTCTCAAAAATAAAGGTTGTTCCACAATGGTCACAAATACACCCATATCCATAATCCTTCTTTTCCACTTCTTTAAGATGATTGTTCATTACTGAAAGAATTTTCATTTATAATTTCACCTCCAATGTATTATTCTCTCAAAATCCAATGATATGTTGCTTTCCTGTGAAGTTACCACAACTAATTACAATATTTTTCAATACCTTGTGTCATGATATCTCTTAATTCGTCTTCTTCATATGTAGAGCCAAACTGCGACCAACTACATTCTGTATCATTGTGTACTAACGCAAGTTTAAATACACTGCCACCATAATTCTTATATGCATCTAATTTGATAGCTTTAATATGAGGAATTTCTAAATACCAATTATGCTCTTTATATTCAAACTGGATATTAGTAGCTTGACCAAAATTATAATCAATGAATTTAACGTTATTCATATACTCAATATCAAGAAGCTTTTTAATATAATCAATATACCAATCATATGTTTCCTTTTCTTTATATTTCTTTCTCTTATCAAGCTTGTTACCATCTGCATCCTGATTCTTTGATAACATATTTAACCATTCTCTACACGTTTTAATCGTAGAAGGTTGATCAAGCAGTATATACTGAATATTCTCTTTATAAGTGCGAAATGCCTGTTGTTCAATAAGATTATATTCATTCTTCATATCATCTAATGCTTGTTTCTTTGCTGACAATCTTCTTTCTACTTGTGCAAATTTATTTAATGAACCCATTTCATATTCACCATTATAGTTATATGTGTCATTTTTATATACTAAAGACATTAATCGTTCACCTCTTTTATTTTTTCTTAGTTCATAAAAATCATTGATTTTATCCTTACTTTAATATTCTCTCTTTGTTACCAAAAGAAACCTGAAATTCTTATTACTCTACTTTCTATTAATCCATTCCTTAAATTCTTTGAAATCATCCTTTGTCAACACAATATCAGAATAATAGAAATCTTTATTCCAGATAATCGCCCAAATTTTCTTCAACTTCTCAAAGAACGGTCTTTGTTGAGTGTAAAAGTTACCGTTTGTATATGTTAAGAAAGCGTAGTCTCCATCACCATAATCATGAATCTTAAAGTGGATACCTTCGTCACATCCACATTTACAACTTACGATCAACTCATCATCTTTAAATTTTTTAAATACCGCCATAGTAATCTCCTTTACTTACAATTTCCAAATCCAACCTTGTAATCGTCCTTAACATCAATAGTAACTTCTCTCTGGAAATTTCCTTTCTTATCGTACAGAGACAAGTAATATCTGTTGCCACGTTGCTCTAAAACGACATCTTCATTCTCGAATAGTTCAACTCGTTTCTGTTTCTGGACTGGTTTAGTTTCTACTTTTAAGCTATCTATTGCTTCTTTTGAACCAACCAATACGACAGGATTTACTTCTTCAAGAATACAGCTAATGTCGTTATCTAACTGATTCTCATCGTTTGTATGTTTATCTACTGTTTTAATCACTTCACTTTCAAGTAATAATCTGTTCTCCATTTTAATATTCTCCTTTCCACTCACCCAATTCATAGAAGCCGTTTATCTGGTCATCTAACTTTCTAACCTGTTTTCTCAGTTCATGCTCTTCTTTCTTACTATCTGTTCTCTGACACTTCTTCCATAATTCATCACGCTGCTTAGATAATTCATTGTACTTATCAGATACATCAATCTCGTCTACGACTGAAACCTCAATCTTTTTGCCACAGTGAGGACAAAACTGGATTGGATAATTGTCTGTCTGCTCCCATTCGTCTTCATAAGATGTAATGACTTCTGTATGTGAAGTACAAAATTGAGGAATTATATAGTCATCTGAATCTCTTACTACTAATCCAAAAGTATCGTTGCATACCAAATCTTCACCTGTAAATACAATAGCTTTATCATTTTGAATTTCATCGCAGCAATAAGTGAATGGCTTATGCTTATATGCACAAGTATCATTGAATTTTAATTTGATTAACTCTATCTTCATATATTTATTCTCCTAAACATCTTTCACATAAACAGTAATACAACTTCCAATCTCACCACTCACTTTTGGGAATACCATTGTAATACTATCTATGTAATATTCTTCTCCGTCTGTATCAATGACATCATTAGTATTGATTATTAATGGAATTTCGTTTTTTCTCATATAATCTAGCGTCTTAAAAACTTCTGATATATTCTCCACTTCTGTATATCCAAGAAGTTTATAATCATCATATCTGTCGCTAAACCCAACAATTCTTATATGCAAGTTCTATACCTCCTTATATTTAGTTATTCTCTCTTTTTTATTTTGGAAAACCGTGTGTAGAAATGCTCTTAGACAAAATTAACAGGAAATGCTTCTTTCCTGCTAACCATGAATATCCATATAAGGATACTTAATTCCTCTATATTCCTTATAACCTTTTGTCAAAAGTTTGAAATTCACATTCTGTTTATAATACCCTTTGTATCTCTTTACTAAAAACAAATGAGTACAACTGCATTGAACACAAAATTTGCTATTTTGTTTGGCTTCATTTTTTGAATAATAATATCCTTGAATTCCACCACAACAAGGGCAGGTTGATACCCATACTTCTCTTGTTAAGTTGTGTATTTCTTCAAATGGAATTTCATGGAATATTAGACCTTCAGGAGTTACAAGATAATATTTCTTTTCACCAACATCTATGCTTTCTGACTCAATTGACCTCATACTTTTATTCTCCCATCTGATCTACAATACTCTGTAACTTATCAACATATATTTGAGCTTCTTCCTTGTTGAAAATTTTAAAGTTACATGGAACAATAGCAGCTCCGCATTTATCAAAGATTCCTGCATTCTCCCATGCTTTATAGAACTCAACAATGGTGTCAAAATCTATATATTCACTATCTGGATTCCACCGAAGAACTATAATATCACCTTCGCTTGGATGTATCTTCCTTAGCTTAGTCATATTCTTCTTAATGAATTTCTTTTTCTGTCTCTTATTCATACTATTATTCTCCTAATTACTCAGTCTATCTTTGTCATATTCATACATTGAACAATCTTCACAGTATAAATCTTGTTCTTTGCAATCTTCACAATCGAAACATCCACCATAAATGCCACCATTTTCATTCATCTTACAGGTATTACATTTACAAGTTTCACATGATGTATCCACTCAATCACCTCCTCAAATGAAACGTGGTTTCCTTGGCTTTTTCAACCTCTGAAAGCCTTGATTTTAGGGCATTTCAGATTGTGTTTTAAAACGATAACAGAGATTACTTACAAATCCTTCTATCTCGTTATGAATATTTGCTGTATCATCTTCCATATACTCAACGTACAGATAAGACAATGTATCTTCTTTATCCAGTAAGAACTCTTCAAAGTCATCTGATATAATATTCTCTGAAAAATAATTAATAATCTCTTCTTTGATACAATACTCATATGAGTATCGTTTTAATAGTTTCTCGCTTGATAAGTCGGAATTGGTGACTAAATCACCAACCCAACTACTCATCTCCTCATTTAATCTTTGTATTAATTTATCCATTTTAATTTACTTTCACCTATATAACCCTTCTCAAACTCGTACCAAGCATAAGCAACTGCACTACCACCACCTGCTCTCATTTCATCAAAAAGAGCGTTCTTCGCACATAAAATACGACTGCTTGAAACATAAACACATTTTGGTGGGTACTTTTTAAATAATTCCTTACGAGCTTTTCCTTCAAGAAACTGAACTTTAAGAAACATAAATACTCTGCAACCATCAGGAATTAATGTCATTGCATGTTCAATAAATTCTTTTGCATATTTGTATGGGGGATTTGTTAAGATATCGCCATTCCAAGGCTGATTATATGTAAGAAAATCAATTTCACCTTCACCATAACCTCTATCGATCAGGTCAGTGGATCGAACTTCATAACCGAAGCTCTTTAATCTTTCAGATAAATGTCCTTCACCACAGGAACATTCCCAGATAGGTTTGTCAAATGTAACACCACCATCTTTTAATAAGACATCAATTGCAATAGGATCTGTCGCATAATAATCCTCGTTCTGTCTCTCCTTGTCGGTGTGATTACTTGCACCTAAAGTCTTAAAAATACTATTCTTATTACCTGTCCAATCTTTTTCTGTATTATTTTTCAAATTTGTTCACCAATAGTAGCTGCGCAGCTTTACTCACATGTGAACGTTTTCCTTTCTTATAAAATTATATCTACATTGTTACTTAGTTTCGTGACAAGCCAAGAAACCAAAATTTCTTGTTAGTTTTTATTTACCGTTATATGTAAACAACTTCTCAATTCTAATATTCTTATCATCGCTTTTTTCTTTGTTACTATCCAAAAGCGTTTTAGTTTCTTTTTGCCAGATACATTCAAACTCATCAGGCATGTTATATTCACTAATTAAAACAGTATTATTTACACTTGTCTTCTTAACCCATTCGTAAAATTCTTCATATGGGAAGCCTCCAGTTGAATACTTTGTTGTATCACGATACGGAATATCGCAATAAATAACATAATTTTTAATTTTTTCTAAGGGAATATTTCTGAAGTCGAACACTTCAAATTGAATATTTTTAAGATTTGGGATTTGTTTGATAGTATTTTTATATGCTTCTAATGAGTAATTACGTTTTCCAACCTTGTCTCTTCTGTACCCACCAAACCATTTCCCACCATATGAAAGCTGAAACCCAACATATCCAACCAAATAATCTGGATATCCTTCTTTATTATTTTGAATATCCTTATATTTTTCTTCTGTAATGTCTTCTGGCGGTGTCCAACCTTCAGATAACTTTTTAAGTACAGCAATTAAATATTTGTGATTGTCTGTACCTATTTTTTTATCGCATTTAATTTTATCAATCATATTAGCACCACCAACGAAAGGCTCTAAATATCCTTCCGTCTCATTAGTTATATATGATTGAATAATTGGTGCTAAATCTTTGCTTAATCTATTTTTGCTACCAACGTATTTCATAAATTACTTGGAGTAAGGAATTCCTTCTTGTGTACACGAACCTCGTCTCCTTTCATTATTCTTATTTTTAATACAATGCTTCCGACATTGAATCTCCAAGTCTTACGAGATTCGCTACTTCCTTATCAGACATAAAATTGATTTCTTCAATCGAAAAAGTCTCTTTGATTGCAAAATATGAATTATACCAATTTTCATCACAACCCATGCTATTTCTTGCTGTGGTCAATACTGGTTTCTTAATGTATTCTAATAATTTTTCTTTCTCAGTCATTTTTCTCTCCTTTGCACTCAGCTACTCTCTTACTTCCAACCTCAAAAATATCCTTGTCCTTCTCAAAACATATATAATTTCTACCTATATTCAAAGCTGCAACTGCAGTTGTACAACTTCCTGCACACGAATCAAGAACTAAATCTCCTGGATTGGTGTAGGTCTTAATAAAATACTCACATGCTTCAACAGGCTTTTGGCACTGATGTAAGCTACTTTTCTGAGTATCCCACTTGAACTGCAGAACATCTCTTGGATATCTTTGTGTACTGCCACCACCTGAAATACCAGTCTTTGTAGCACCATAACAGTTGCCATCTGTTGTATGTTTTGTATAAGAATGAACAGGTGTATGTCCTTCTGTCATTTGTGGATTGTAAGTAGGGAGTTTTTTATAGAAAATCAAAACATTTTCGTGTGCCTTCATAGGCATTTTCTTAGCATTTAGATGACCAGTTGCTTTGGTCTTTTCGATAATCCATTCATAGCGATACAATTTTTCATTACTACAAGCGAGTCTCTTATCAAATGGTGACTGCGCCCATAATGCAATACAACCATTATCTTTGATGATTCGATTGTAATGAGTCCATAAACCATCTTTTTTGTTCTCATAAAACCAATCTCTTGTATATTCAAGACTACTATTTGTTACTTGAGCTAACTTAAATAAATCTGTTTCATAAAAATATTGACCTGATAACTCGACATAATCATTTAACGGCATTTCACATTCCCAAAAATTATTGGTCGTATTATAAGGCAAATCCGTGAAGATAAAATCAATTGACTTATCATCAATCTTTTTCATACCTTCAAGACAATCTTCATTGTATATTTTGTTAATCTCTAACATTTTTTACTCAGAGCAAATCCAGATTTAATGCTGCAGCAAATCTCTTGCTCCTTTCAATGTATTATTCTCTTAATCGAATTCAATTTTTCCTAATTTACCATATGAAAAATCTTCTTCATATTTTGTATAACCAACAATTACACCATTTTTATCTTCTATTCTGTAATTATAATCGCCTTGTGGTTCATCACTCATATAAAAATAAAACCCTGCACCACCAAACCAAGATCCCATATGTATATATTTACCCTTTGATTCTTCAAATGATTTAATATATCTATCATCTATTGGTGTATTTTCAACATAATATTTTAAATAGTCATACTGTTCTTTTGTTTCAATCTTTCCAGTAGGAACACATTCAATATCAGTCCAAGTTCCTATTTTCGTTTTTGCTTCTGAAAATAGCATTTTTATACCTCCTAAGTTGCAAAGAAACTTCGGTTTACTGTGTCTTTTGTAATATCATTTATTTACTATGGTAAGTCAACAATATTGTATCTAACAGTGCCATCGTCATATTTCTTGGTTTCTAATATTCCATCAACATATTCTCCAATTTTGTCTGAATATTTGTTATATGTATTACTACCAGAAATATTATATTCTACACCGTTATATTCAACAGTAATTCTATAAACTGCTGGATGCGATTGTGGTATCATCGTTTTAGTCGCAGGACTATAATGCATTGTTGTATAAGCAGCCCTGTGATATTCATCTATTATTTTTACTTGAACCGTAGATATTTCGGTGCTAATGCATTTTGCACAGCCGGTTAATATAAACATAAATGCTAATAGTAAAGCCAAACTATATAAAATTTTCTTCTTCATATGATTTATTCTCCTATCTACCATACATAATGTATTCATCACCAAGTTCAAGATTCATTTTGTAATTTCCATTGTTATAAACCTGAACCCTCATATTATAAAACTTACTATCCTGCTCATGAGAATTTGGATCATAAGGATAACTAAAACCTGCTCTTGTTAAATGTCTAAGAACACGTCTCTCTGTTGTAGCACGACTACATCTTTCTTCAAAAGCTAATTGTCCATTGTCGAGATTTACCAAACTACAATATGTTGATGTAGTGTCACCACCATATTTGTTTTTATTGTCTCTGAACGAAATCACTAAATAAACACCTATTACATTGTTATTTTCTTTCTGCACTACGACTGCACCATTTGTTAATTTGATATTTCTGTCTAAGTCTACACAATCGCAAACTCCCTTAATACTAATATTCTGCATTTATTTGCACCTCCTATTATGTTATTCTCTGCTTTATTTAGATTTCTTATCATATCCAGTCTCTTCAAGGAATTCATCAAATTCCTCTTTTGTCATATTGTTTGGATAATACATGTCAACCACCATATCAAACGGCTTTAAATAATTATCCAACACATCTTCAGCGTCTTCTTTTGCTTCCTGCATTTTCATATTGATATAATCTTCTCTTGTCATATTCCATGCCGTAGGACAATCCGTGACACTCGAAAATCTACAATATAATCCATTTGGCTGTTTTGATACAAATCCTGCCATATTATTCTCCTAACTGTTCTAAAAATTCATTGCCACAATCACAAAATTCTCTAATCATAGACTTCATTAATCCCCATGACATACCAGAATGTCCCTGATTTTTCATAATTTCAATTCCATCTTGGATAGATTTTTCTTTAATAGTTTTGATAATATCTAAGCACTGACCAAGTTCCATTCCTCTGTATAAATCACCAAGTCGAATAGGAACACATTTATCCCACATATCCCATTTATCTTTAGATAAAACCTTATGACCTTCTTCTATCCAATACTTTGATAATTCAGGGATTTTTCTTTTGTGTTCTTCCTCTTCATGAATTAATCTTTGACGACTTTCTTCTTGTTCTTTATTAAATTCGTCAAAAGTTTTACCTGTACAAAGCATATAAGCATCATCTAAAGACATATCAGATGTTAGTTTATTCCCATTGAATTCACCACAATATTTATTGCCATCCTTTGCTCTTTTGTGTAATTCCTTTACAGCTCGTTCAATAGTCCAACCGCAACAAAAATCAGTCTCTCTATATTCCATATTGTTTACCTCCTGCTAATTTATTCTCCTAATCTTCAATATACTTTATTTCTTCCAAGATCGAACTTCCTATAACATACAGTTTCTTTGAAATTATCCTTGTTACTCTTTTAAGAAATTCTTTATGAAGTTCATCCTCTTGTTCATATACAACCATTTTTTCATTCCCATTTCTATGACAGCAAGCATACGTTCCTTCCTCATACTCAGCTCCATAATAATAAAAATACAGATTGTATTTATAATTATATTTACTAAACAACCACGGATGAAGCGTTGCAATAGTTATATAGTCATTTCCGATTTTTATTCTAAAATCATAATGTGATTTATTTTGTACGATCTTCAAAAACTTCACCTCTTTTCATATTGAGAGTACATTCATTTCTGTACTCTATGAGAGCATCCTTATTCCTCATCATTACATGTTAGAATCGATGTTTGTTCCAAGGCATTATATTCTCAAATGAGTTTCAGCCTATACGCTCATCGGTTGACTGACTTGTTAATTTCAGCCTTTACCTTTACCTTTTCACCATCTCAGGCTTTCAGTTCGCTTTACCTCATTTATTGTTTATTCTTTTTAAAAATTTAATGGCAACCATTTTCTATCGTATATTTGAATTGTTGTTATTAGACCAATATTTAATCTCCAACCTCGACTTTCATCTTTAGACGAAACAACCCATATACTTCCATTTTCTTGATTTGCCCATTTGTTATAATCATCTTTTTTAATTGCTCCAAAATGGGATTTTTCACTTCTCCCAGAACCAACAACAACATTTACCATATAATAATCGTTATTATCATAATAAGATATATGTCTTATTTCTGGATGAGTGGTTAAACATATTCCCAATATTGGCATTACAATTATTGCCAGTAGTATAACAATTATTAAGATATTTTCCTTCAATTCTTCTTTCATCGAAATACTCCTTTATAACCACTAAGAAATCTATGATTCTTACCCTTCAAGAACTATATAACTTTTATTATTTATGGTTAATGTACCTGCAACTTTAGACGATTTGAGTAAAGTTATTGCTGCATCTAGTGCTACATTGGCATCGTTTATATCATCTGCATATTCATACTCATCCCAATTTTCATTTACATAAGATTTCAGGTCTTCTAATACCTCAATTTGTTTTTCTTTATTCATTTATTCTATCCTTTCTGTCTTATACAAATCTTCTACACCTATAAATTCAACACATTCTGGAATAACAAGCACACCTTTCTTAATACTTTTATAAATCCATTCACCTATTTTCTCGGCATCGTCAAATGGTAAATCAGTTTTAAAAAGAAATACTCTTGGAATCGTACCTGTAACAGTAGATGAAACATTTGGTATTTTAATTAAATTCTCTTTTTGAATAATAGGATCTCTGAATATGAGCTTTAGGTATCCTTCACCTACATTTTCTTCACCAACAAATCTATACCCAAGGTTTTCGTATTTCTTAATTGTATCTTTTGCTTCATATATTTTTACACCAACTGTCATCTACTTATTCTCCTCATCTTCGCCTAAAATTTCCTTTCTTAATGAGTTCCAACCATTATCATAACCATCACAATATTCATCCATATATTCATCATTGTGAGTCTCTTCTGGTAATTCTTTTAATGGACACCAACTTGGTTTTTCTTGACAATATCCATTTTTACTATCAACCATTCTACAAAGAGTATTATCATTTGGCTCATCCATTAATTCACAACATGCTTCGATACCTTCTTGTATTTCTCTACAAAAATTACAATCACAACAAGTTTCAGGCATGTTCATCACTAAAACAGCTTTACTCATATATTTAATCCTCTTTTCTTTATTTTTTATATGTATTTGTTCTCTGAACTCAGAAGAAATTCCGCTTTACTTAGAACTTTTATTTTTATACACAAACAGCTTTTCTCTTCGAAAATCCTTAATGCTATTACACTTTCTATTGCTGTCAAATGTAATCTTAACTTGTTTCTCCCAAATGCAATCAAAGTCATCTGGCATTGAATATTCACTTATAATGACAACATTATCTTTAGACATTTTTCTACACCATTGATAAAATTGTTCATATGGAAATTCACCTGTTTTATATTTTGTTGTATTTTTATACGGTGGATCGCAATATATTACATACCCATATAAGTTAGAATAATCTAAAAATGAAGCTGTTCTAAAATGGATATCTTTAAGATTTGGAGCTTGCTTCATACATGATTTGTAAGAATAAATATCTCCACGATGTTTAGCATCATCACGCTTTGCATAACCCCCAAACCACTTTGCTCCAAAACTAAGTTCATATCCTATATACCCTGTTATAAAATCAGAATACTTGTCAGGATTATTTTTTACATCAATATAAAATTCTTTCGATACTTCTTTTGGTGGTTCAATTCCTTGCTGCAAACCAATAAGTACAGAGATTACATATTTATCAATATCGCTTCCTATCTTATTGTCGCATTCAATTTTATCAATAATATTTGCACCACCTACGAATGGTTCTAAATAACCATTGCATCCATTGTCTATGTAATTCTGTATAATCGGTACAATTTGTTTTGATAACCGATTTTTGCTTCCCATGTAAATCATTATATATCAGGAGTAAACGCTGCGTTTTCGGTATACCAAACCTCTTACTCCTTCCTTTTATGTTATTCTCTATTTAATATTCCCAATCATCATTTCTAACCTGGAATACATCGCCACACTCTTCAATATCTGGATAATTATATGTGGCAACATTCATAGCATATTTATCTATTTCATACGCTTTATATATAATATTTGTAAATCCCATTTTTTCTAAACAATATCTACCAGTAGCAATACCATCATATAAGCTTAGAACTTCAATAGGATAATCTCGTGGAACATTCTTTAATCCCTGATTTAAAATATGAATAATTACCTCTGACGTCCATCCATTACCAATACTTTTATAACGCTGCGTTTCAGGAACACCATTACATAATGTATAATTATCAGGTAACGTCTGTAATCTTTCTGCTTCTAAGGGATTTAATTTTCTTACTTCTCCATTGATAAGATACAATCCAGTTTTTGCACCTCTTCCACCACCATTGGCAGACAAAGTGCATGATTTACCATTTATGGAATATACTCTTTCACCTTGTCCACCTTTACCAATAGTGCCAATTCTAACAAGTTTATTGTTATCCTTAGTATCATCTCTGTTATTAAATTTGACCTCATTTATTAAGTTTTCTTTATGGAATTTAACATCAAGAATATCTTTCACTCTTATACCCTTATCTATAATATTTTTTGGATCAATATTGATATTAGTAGCATAGATACGATGTCGAGTTTGTGCTGATAATAATGCACTGTTGATATGTAATAGATTAACATTTAATCGTTTTTCGATTTCTTTTTGAATTTCTTTTGATATACTTTCGTTGTTCTCATATAAAAATATATCTGGTTGCCATTTTTCTTTCGTAATTAAATAATTTTTAAATAATTCCCATCCTGTACCTTCACAAGTGGTTTCTCTTCTTTCGGGTGATTGTGAGATCGACCAAAATGTACAAGGTGAACCACCTATTAATAAACGCAATGGTCGTCCATTAAGCTCACAATAATTATTTTTTTCATTATTCTCTGTCAAAATATACTATTTTACAGAGGTCACGTAACCATAATTACCTAGGAGTTACTGCTTAATTCCTTTCTTCTTAATTATTTTGTTGTAAAATCCTATGGAATTAACACGTCTGCTAAAACCATAGGAAAAAATAATTCTTGTTACTTTTATTTGGAAAATTTGGCTGAATCGCCAAGATAGAAATTTCTATATATGATTATTCTTCGCCTTGAAATGATTTAATTCGATTTTCTAAATAATCAATCTCTTCATTCCAATGGTCTATTAACATCTCTTCAATTCGATGCTTTGCATCTTCTATACTGTCTGCAAACAATGTATCATATTCAACATTTAATTCTTTTGATACATATATAAATATGTTTTCGTCTGTCTCATCTTGTACAAAACCAGCTACTACATTTTTATCATCTTCTTCATAAAATTGACTAAAATGTAATTTATAACATTCCTTACCAAATTTATTCTTTTCACCTGTTTTCCAATATTTCTTCACTTTATCACCTCGCTTAATTTGGCTGACCAGCCTTTGAATAGAATTACTTCTATATTAGATTATTCTCTACTTTACAAATGGATTATCCATAATATGGTCATTAATCATATTTTTAAATCCAAAAGGTGAATCAATCACCCTATCTGAATATTTGAATTGTTGTAAAAATCTGATTACATCACGAGCATCACCAGATGATAATGGCATAAATGATACGTACTCTGGGTGACCTTTAATACATACAACAGCCCAAGAATGGTCGCTATGTAAATGAATATCAGTTCCGACATCCATCATTGAATTTATTAATTGATGACAATCATTGACTAATCTATATGCGTCTGAATATTGGTTTCGTGCCATTTGCATCTGTATAGTAGATTTTTGCAAGTCCTTTAATTCAGTCTCAAAGAACCAAGTTCTTAATTTATTTCGTATTTTATCTTTTATTTTCACGTTCTCACCTCACTTTACAATATTCTAATAATCTGTTCATACAAACAAATATCTCTGTGATTGATTGCCTTATTCAAATGCATATGACCAAACAGATGTTTTTTGTATTCAGTTGCAGCTTTCACTTCTTCCAAATAATTAGTCAACACATCTGGTTTATACAACCACTTACCGCCCATAAGATATAATTCAGATGTAGAAGGACTATGCGTAATAATATAATCGACTAAATTATTATTCTCTTTTAAAACATCTAATCCATGCTGCATCTCTTCATCTGTTGGTAATTCCTCTTCCCACCAAGATAAATCTTTTATGCGATACATATACTTACCGTGATTATCAAGTTTCTTAGCTTCTTCTCTCCAATTTTCATCATTGTAATCAAGAATGCCATCCTGAATATCATGACTTGATGCACCGCCAAATGCAAAGAATTTCTTATTTTCAATGGTAAACACTTCGCCACGCATTAAATGCAATATATTAGATCTGACTTCATGAACCTTACCGCCACGCCACTCTTTTACAGAATAAGTTGCAAGTCTTTTATGATTCTCGTGATTTCCATCAACAAATACAATTGTGAATGGTTTCTGATTTAACCAATCCAACCAATATTTTTCCTGTTTACTTTCTCCATCTCGATTCCATACAAGACCAAAATCACCAAGAATAATTACAGTGTTCTCATCTTTATTACCAGAAAAATCTTTCTGTTCATAGAAACTATCTTTACTTAATCGTGTAGGATTTCCATGTATATCACCTGTTACATATACTGCCATAATTCACCTCTTACACACTAAAATCTCAATATCCGTATCTGCAAAAACATTTTTAATTTGTTCTGAGACATCATTCCAGTTCAACCTATCTAAACCACAACCAATTACAGGCATTGCAATCTTTTTGATATTATTCTTTAAACAAATCTGTTTCATCTTTTCAAGTGCAAGTCTCATTGTGATAATTGTTGGTTTGTGAAAATATCTCTCTTTTGTAATAAGATTTAATACCCTACCCTCTAATAGACAGTCACCACCAATTCTCTTATGAGTATACTGATTAAGATAATCTGGATATTTTGTCTGTAATTTTCGTTTCATATCAAATCTTTTATTGAATTCAACTACAATCCCTTTACCCATTCCAAAATCTGCACTAATACAATGTGCTAAATAATAATTTTCTGGTACTGTAAATAAGTCTTTATTTTCTTCTCTATACGTCATTTATTTCACCTCATTCTATTGGTATCATTCTCGCTATATTATCACCCATATGTTCAACCGCATGATAATCTGTAATTGGCTTTAAAAAATCGCATCTATTAGGTTCACATCCTCTTCCTTGGTATAAATTACATGCATAATTACCACGCAACTGATTTGTACATTCAGAAAAGATGCATTCTTTTGGTTCATCTGGCATTTTATCTACAATAATTTTCATATTCTAACCTCACTGTCCAAAGATTTCCTCAATAACTTTCAACTTAATACTCTGACTAAATTCTGAACCAGCAGCTTTTGGATGACCACCGCCACCAAATAAACTTGCTACATCTTTACCAAGATCAATATCTTCTTTAACGGTTCTATAAGATACCGTACAACCATCAATATCAATCATAGCCACAAAATCAATTTCAGGATGCATTTTACAAAGTCTATTACCTAATTCACTAACAAATCTATCTGCAAATACAAAACCACAAACCTTACCGCACATAGGACTGGTAAACATAGTTTTATTCTTCTCTTCGATATATCTATCAATTTCATCCTGCTTAATCTTCAGAATAACCTCATCTTTAGCATATAATCTTGGGAATACCTCATCATGGATTTCTGAAATACACCAATGAATAAAATCATCTCGACCATACAGATAAAGTAAATCGTTCACCTGCTTACAAATAACACCATCTTCACCAAGTTCTGACCATCTCCAAGTGTCGTAATCTCTCACAAGTTCAGCAAATCTCTCTAACGCTTTATTATTCTCTAACTCTTCACTCAGACAACCATTCATACCTAACCAATGATAAAACAACATAGTTCCCGATGTTTTAATTCCTTTGGAATCTTCAATAACTACATCACACCAATCATACTTATTCAATCCAAGAGCTGTTGGATGATGATCTAATAACTGAACATTGCCTCTTTTATTCAGCAACTCAGCGGTTTCTTCATTAACACGAATATCGGTAATATAAATTGGGATTGTGTCGTCCTGTTCTGTTTCCAAATATTCCTTTACAGTTGAATCAATATTGTCGTAATCACAATATGAAATTTCTACATTATCTTTACCAAATGCAAGTTGTGCTAAAATACCACAACCAATTCCGTCTAAATCACTGTGGCTAAATAATCTTACCATTATAATTCTCTCCTAACTTCATCCATTCTTTTGTTGTTTCAATATATTTAAGTAACTCACTTTTCTCGTTTAGATATACACCTTCAATTACTAACTGCAAAAGACAATTCAGTGTATTCCCTATTTCTTTTCCTGGCTTATATCCGATCTCAATCAAATCATTGCCATTAACAGCCAAATCTTTCAGTGAGAAACATTCGTCTTTCTGTAAAACTTCCTCTAAGATATATTTGATGTTGTCAATTTTCTGAAGCCTACTCTCTTGCTCTGTATAAGCCTGCGCTTTAATATCTGCTCTACGAACATTCAGTAATCTTCTAAATTGTTTTTCTCCAATCTTATTGAGCCATCTCTTGATATACTTTTCACCCACTTCAAAAGTTGCATCATGATAATAGACTAATCCAACAACCTTTTCTCTTGTATCATTATCAAAACGAAGTCTTTTCATAATTGTATCAGTCATATCAGCACTGACTTTTCCATGACTTTTAAAATGTCTAATACCATCTTCGCCATCTTGATAACAATGTGGCTTTCCAATATCATGAAAAAATACAGCCAATGACGTAATTAAATCTCTTGGATTCAAGTCGGGTTCACAATCACATTCATAAGCTTCTACTGCATGAATTGTATGTCCCCATACATCATAGATGTGATATGGATTATTCTGTGGAAAATCAAACATATCTTTTATTTCAGGGATAAATAACGAAAATACTTCACGGAATAATCCTATCTGTATATAAAACTCGCTTGATAATGCAATCTTACAGAACTCACTGTTGATTCTCTCAATAGATATATTCTCTAAATTCTTATACATTTTATGAATATTCAAACTTACGTCAGAATCAACCACAAATCCCAGTTGTGAAGCAAACCGAATAGCACGTAAAATCCTTAAAGCATCTTCTGAAAATCTATCCTCTGCTCTACCAACACATCTGATTTTATAATGCTCAATATCTTCCATGCCATTAAACGAATCTACAAGACCAACTTCATCATTGTATGCCATCGCATTGATTGTAAAATCTCTACGCTTTAAATCTTCTTTAAGACTTCGTGTAAATGTTACGCTATCAGGTCTACGACTATCTGAGTAATTACCATCAATTCTGTAAGTTGTACATTCATATCCTTCACCGTCAATTACAATGGTAATAGTTCCATGTTGCAAACCAGTTTCAATAATTCTCTTGTCCTTGAATACTTCCATCATTTCATCTGGTGTGGCAGAAGTTGTAATGTCATAATCGTGAATTGGTCTGCCAAGAATACTATCTCTCACACATCCTCCGACTAAGAAAGCTTCATATCCATTATTTTGTAGACTATGGATAATTTCATTTGCACCAGATGGAATTTCAATTTTCAATTTCTTCATTCAAATTCACCTCAATTTTTGGTATATCAATAAACTTTGCAAGCAACCCTTCGTGGTAGAATACCTTGTCACTTTCAGTTACTTCTTCTCCCAAGAAGTATCTAAGTACGAATGGCATTATATAATTATCCAAACACTTAAACTCAATACTATATTTTCCATTTTCTTTATAGATTTTCTTACAGTATCCGTCAGTACCATTGATTTTGTGGAGCGAAAATAATTCAACTCTGAATGGAATATTAGATTTTGTACTTAATCTTTCTTCAACACAATTTCTCACAAGATTTAACATGTGCAAATTACTTGCTGTTGTCATATCATAAACAATCTCATCATTTGAAAAGAATACAATTCTCTCTTCACCAATGATGTCATATAATAACGATAATGTCTGATCCATAAGGTACTTTTCATAGGTGATGTGTCTTTTGGGATTGCAATTACCCAAAATTACCTGACGAATATATTTACTATTTGCAATATGTTCGTTATCCGTGAATTGAGAAATAAAATCTTCCCATGTATCAGTCCCACGAAATATATTCTTATCATATTCGTGTAAAGATGAAAAATTAGCCTTTCTCATATCAATACTGATAAAAACTCTTCCAGTATTAGTTGGCTTAAATATATCTTTATTAGATAAATTTTTATGAATCACAGTGAATTTGTTCATATCTTCCGCATTAAATCTCTGATATGCCTCTGACTCTTTGATACTTGTAATAGCTGCATCCTTTACATGATTATATTCTTCAAAATAATCCTGCTCACAATTATACCCCTGTAATTCGCTTGCAAATCTAATCCACTTGTCAACAGTTCCATAGAACTCATCAAAAAGCTTAATTCTATCTAAAAAATATGGCTCTTGGAATAATCTAATTGGTATATTGCAATCCTTACAGAATCTTTCTTTTGCTCTATTTGATATTTCCATCAGATATCTCCTTTCACAATTCTCTCATTTACATACATCTTAAATTCATTGATTTTCTTATAATCAGGTTTATCAGGCAAAGATGTATTTTCTTTTGCGTATTCAAAACGTTTTTCATATTCATTCAATAAATCATAGAACTCAGAAATAGGCTGTCTATTCTCATCTAAATATTCTCCGTTTCTAATACTCATTAACAAATCATGTTCGTCTGCTCTATACGTAATAATTTCTTCTTTTTCAAGAATATCAATACACATCATATATAAACGAATCAAATGTGCCATATGTTTACCAAGTTTATCATGAGCAACTGCTTTTTCATTTCGTTTGCCAAATTTACTGTAACTACTTACAATGGATTTCATTTCGTTCCACATTCCAGCCCAATCTCTTAATGGATAATGTTTCAAATTTACATCCATAAAAATTTCACTGTCATATCCTTCCTGAACAGCTTTATCAATATACAGTTTCAAATCACTTTCATTGTATGGATAATATCTATTTTTAAATTCATATTGAGCATTGTTAATACTTCTCAAAATATATGCTTCATTTTCTGCCTGACCAACTAACCTTGCAGCTTTGTTCTCCATGCGTCTTAACTGTGAAGACGAATAACCACCAAAAGTATGAATACAAACTTTTGATAAAAACATTTTTCTATTGTCTAAAAGTTCTCTTCCAATATCAGACAAATGCAAATAATGTTCTGGTAGACAACCGAGTTGTTCAATTGTATTAGGATTATTCGATGTAAGAAGCTGAATCATTTTGTTAAATGAATATACTGTGGTGTCTGTATCGGTATTTACGACCTGTTCAAAATCTGTTCCAAGTAAAATATCTGATTTGCTGTTGAGTGCAATACCTCTCACATCTAAATCAGATCCTTCTTTATCCATTCCATATGCATGACTTCCACCAAGAGTTAAGATAATGATATTGTTACCCAAATTCTTATCTGTTCTCAGGAAGTCATACTCTTTTGATTTTAATTTGTCCTTAATCTGTTCAATTGTCATTGTCTTAACCTCCAAAAATTCTAATGAAATGTGCGTTTCTTTCTAGCGTAAAATATATACCATATATAGTATATATTGCTTATTAATACTATATATGGTATATTTGTAACAATTACTCACTTAATTCTGCAAGTGCCTTATCCAGATCCTCATCAGACATGTTCTCAAGTGCTGCATCCTGTCTCTTAGCCTTGATTTCAAGCAATCTTTGTCTCATCTCAGCATTTTTCTTAGCGTCTTCTCTCTTCTTTTTCTCATCCAACTTCACGCCAACAATATACTTAACAATTTCAATCTTGTTAGAAATCTCCTCATCTTCCTTTGACTTAGTATTCAGAAGACTCTCTTCCTCAGACTTCTTTGCTTCTGCATTGAGTGTCTTAAATACTGAGTCCAGATTTGTGAGAGATAAATCCCACAAATCAATTACATTAATCATCCCTCTGAATGGGAACTGATAGTTTGCTCTTGTTGCATTAATAAATAATTCGTTGTTTGTCATAATAATAATCTCCTTTTCTAATTAAAACTTAATCTTCATTACACGCTCTGTTGCGCCCTTAACCTTAACAACTAAATCTGCTCTCTTTGTCATAGAAAATCCAATTCCTGAAAGCTGATCATCAGTATCTTCTACATGACACTTAGCACCTAAAGCCTCAAATACTCTCTTGTGCTTTTCAAGGTCACTCTTTAAGAACTCGTTGTAATAGCCATTAGGACTTTCGTTGTTCACACAATCCTTCAGGAAGAAGAATAAATGCCTATGACCAATTCCATCCTGCTCATCAAAATAATTTGGACTATAACTAATTACTGATACAGGAACAAACTGATTTGTATTTACACCCCAAATCTCACGGCTTGAAATAGATGAATTTCCTGCTAATTTCTCCTTAATTGAGAAGTTTCCATTCTCATCGAGTGTTACTTCTGCAACCTGAACCTTTTCATCAGTTCTCATCGACTTATCGTAATCAAACTTGTAAATTTCTCCATTAAATTCAATCTCGGCTCTAAATCCATGCCTTACGCTTCCTGAATACTGATGTACAAAGAACTTATAAACACCTGGTTTCATTCTTGACAGGTCTTCCCAAGTAATATTCTCTACTGCAACCTTTCCATCTGGATGAATAATATCAACGTCTAACTGACCACCCATTCTTGAAACACTTGGCTTTCTACAATTACTAAAGAAAATTTCATTCTTATCTGGCTCAATACAATGTGCATCAAGATCGTAATTATCATGACCATCTTCATTCCACTGAATAGAAAATCTGAGTACACCGTCAACATTACCGCCAGCAGCTTTTACATTCTGTTTCATATCAGACTCAGTAATGTTTCCTGAATAAGCCCAAGATAATCCATTGTTCCACTTGAACATTGTCTTAGCGTCTGGATTAATAGATGCAATCATAGAAACAAAATTCTTCTCATGTTTATTCTCTACAAAAGCTTCAATCTCCTTTGCAGTTGGAAGTACCTTATCAATGAAATCCTGTGCTGAAATCTCCTCAACCTTAGAAAACTTCTTAGGACTTACAGCAACATCTTTTTCCATCTGCCCAAAAATATCATCTGCACCAACCATTCTTCTTGCAGCACTCTTGTTTGAGAACAATACATTATTTACAGTAATATCATTCAGATTAGCAAATCTTCTCTGTAATGAATCCATATATCCAAGTTCTGTAATAGTCTTCTTTGCATCCTCAAGCATCTTCTTTGTAAAAATAGCCTTTGGACGCTTATAATTGCTTGGAGCGACAATCTGCTCATACTTCTTAACTGCTGTGTCAAGATCCATATCCTCACTTACATTAATAAGAAGTGTTCCAATAGAATGATTTCTAATTCTACCGATAGCCATACCTGCTGTTACCGACTTCTCCCAAGCATATAAATCCTTTTCAGTATCAGAAGTCAGCTTATCGTATTCCTTCTTATACTTCTTGAACTCTGCGAGTACACCTTTCCACTCTTCGCCCTTGTAAAGCGTATTTGAATTGATAAGTTCAAGAATTGTATCAAGTGCTTCCATAGTAATCTCATCGAGAGAACGCTTAAATACATTTCTTGTATCTCTGAACTGTCCTTTAACTTCCTCGTTAGAACGACTACTTCTATTTACGAACTTGTTTGGAAGCTCTAAGAAGAAATGATCCCACTGATGAGATTTTTCATTGATTTCCTCAAAGTTAAAATCTGTACCAATTTTGGGGAACTTAGTTGTATAAATATCTGTAACTGTATGAGCTTTTACAAAAGTATCAAGTGCATCACATACTGGCTGATATGTTGTATCACCAAGATTCAGTTCCCAAATCGTATGAATCTGGTTATCCTTGATAGTGACAGCAGAACCAATATTCTTAATAAACTGTCTACAACAACTACAATCATGCTCTCTACGCTCTCTGAAAATCTCATTTGTACCAGCAGGGAAGCTATCAAGATATGTATTCCATAATTCATCCTTATCTACATTTACCTCAAATAAATGTGTTGCCTCTTTCTGCATTTCATCGAAGTGCTTCTGTAAAGCCTTCTTAAACATCATAAATCCATCCATGTTTTGTACCTCTTCTTTCTTATATTTATTTTTGTTAATTGCTTCTATTGTTATATTCTCCATTTATAATCCAAAGGAAACGAAGTTTTCTTGTTAATTATTTGGAATATATTTAATCGTTCCATCTTCGCTTTCTTTTTTCCAAAATACTTTAATGTATATATCTCTGTTATAATAAAGTTCTTCCAGTAAAACCACATCATTAATATCCCATTCAACAGGATATACGCCACAAAATTCAACAATAGATTTCACATTATCAAGCTCATACCAATCATCATTTAGATTCCAGCAACCATCTACTGTATCAACTGTATATGCCTCATATCCATTTCTTTTAAGTAGATCTTCAAGAATATCTTTTGATTCTTCTTTTAATAAAAGTATCTGAAATACGCAATTTACAGTATCATTGTCTGCCAACCTATCAGCAATCATATTCTGTATTTCATTTTTTCTATCTTCACTATTCATTTATTTTCACCTTTCTTTCCAAAGAAATCGAACCTTACTTCAATATTTCTATTTTAATTTCAGTACCTTCATAGTTACCTGTTATATGCTTTTTGGCTACAGATATTCCCTCTTGATATTCATTAATAATATTCTCTAAAGATTCTATAATGTCATAAAAATCTTTAAGCAGCCAAGGATGTGTATAAGATACATGAATTCCATCACATAAAAATCTCCAAAGAAAACTCTTCGCTTCGTTTTTACAATGCCACTCATCTTCATATTTAAATTCCATAGAACCAACATAATCATAATATTCAGAATCATCAACTACTACGTCTCTATTAGTACAGCCAAAATCTTCGGCATTCCTTAAACTGTAATCACCGTCTGTATATAATGTATAACTAATATTTATTTGCATCTTTTCACCCCACAATCTAAAAAAGAGAATTTACTATCCCCACTAAAATCCATAATCTTCTTTTTCTACTAACTTTTAAATTATCAATAAAATCAACATCATCTAAACTTATCATAAGATTAGGTTTATTCCTTCTAATCTCACTAATTGATGGATAAATGCCTAATTCAACAAGAATTCTGGGAAGAAACCTCTCGTTTGTATAATAAGTCTTTTCCTGCTCAATTCTGTTCCAATCATTTTCATCTAATGCAAACATCTGTTGTGGTTCTGCTATTGGTTTTCCTATTACAATATTTTCTATGTATTTCATTTATTAGTTCCTTTCTTTTATTTTTAATGGATCATATCTGACTCGAACAGATGACCGACCGTTATGAGACGGTTGCTCTAACCAATTAAGCTAATGATCCATACGGCGTGGAATTTATACCACGCCTTTATGAATTAATCTGTGGTAACTACAGTATTGACACCCTGAATCTCAACCCAGCCATGTTCTAGTCTTGCTTCTGCTTCCTTCATTCTTATAAGTTCATCTGTGATAGAAGAACTTAACTTACTGTTAGCTTCTGCCTGTGCTTGAGCTTCTATAAGCTGTGCATCGGCTTTAGCCTGTGCTTCTGCTTTAGTTACCTCTGCATCTGCCTTTGCCTTATTAATAGCTGTCTGATTATTAATCTCCTGAGTTTCGGCTGCCTGTTGTGCTGTAATCTTTGCATTAATAGCTTCCTGCGTCTTTTCATCTACGGAAATATTAATCAATGAAACATTGCTAATTGCAATTCCATAAGATTCAAACTTCTTACTAAGATAGTCTGTTAATGCCGTATTTACATTTGCTCTTTCAGAACCAAGAATATCTGATACCTTATAATTTGCAACAACTTCCTTAGTCCAAGAAATAATATTAGGCTTAATAAAGCTGTCTCTTACTTCCTTACCTGACTGCCCTCTAAATCTTGTAAATAAATCAGCTACCTTATCAGGACTATACTGATATGTAAATGTAAGATCTATCTGCATAGCCTTACCTTCAGATGAACTTGCTGAAAAGCTATCATCGTCCTTAGAGTCTCCGTCCTTACCAGATGTTAAATAACTCTGTTCAAGACTCACCGAGTAAAGTGTTGTCTTTACTGTTGGTGACTTTAAATGCCAACCCTGCGTAAGAATATCGCCCTTTACGCCACCCGACATACTGTACTGTACAGCAATATATCCAGCAGGTACACGCACACTTGATATTAGTAATAATATTGCCGCAACAACAATTACTACTATTGTTACTACTCCTCCAATTGCTTTCTTCATCTTTTTGTCTCCTTTTCTTCATTGTTATTTATTTCATCTGTCGAAAATACCTTATTTATAATGTTGATAACAAATTCACCAATTTTTACAAACAAAGGCGACAGTAGAAACCATAGAATTATTAATCCTATTAGAACTAATATAAAAAATACTGACATTTATATATTCTCCTTTTAAATCTAGTTAATTAAAGATACTTTATATAACTTTTAAAAACATTTCTTATTGTATTATTTCTTTATTATTATATGAAGTAACATGTTTAAAACACAAAAAATTAACCAAATAATTGTTGCAAGTGACCATTTAAACGAAACTCCTAAGCATAATGTAATCAATTTAACAATTATACAAGTTATAATCCAACTTAATCCAAAAACAAATAATAAAACTATAGCACCTGCAATCATACTCGCTATAATACTTGCTATAACACTTGCGGTAGTGTCTATAATTTCATCGTCTCCCTCATTCTTTTCTAAATCATCAAAAATTTCACTATTTTTAAATTCTTTTAATAAATCTCTTAAATTACTCATTTTATATAACTCCTTTTTCTTATTTAATATCTTCCCAATCAGCTTCATCCTTATCATTAGTAAATTTCATGAATAAGTGAATATATAACTCAATAATTCTTTCCTTTGATAACGCCTGTAATTGCTTTCTTAGTTCATTTCGCTTATTTATATCTTTATCCATTTTATTATTCTCCTTACTTAACATCTTACTAACAAGCTACTAATATCATCAGCAAGTACTTCTCTATCAGTAACAATCCATTGACATCTAAAATCTCTATCTGCACATAACGAAGTAAAATCAGCATAACTTTGTATCTTATCTGGTTTTGCGGTTACTCTATAACATTCTCCTCTTCTTTCACAAGTCTGGCTTGTACACATCGTAATATCAGGCATTGGCTATTTCCTCCTTTTTCATATTGTCTAAATAATGTATGTAATTGTCGAAATCCATCTTAATATACTTATAATTAACATCTTGTGATGGACTATAATTCTTATCAATAGCATTCTTCTGATAATTTTCTAACCAAGTTGCCAACTCAGTATCTTTTTCGGTTCTATAAGCATATGCCGTTAGTGCCATCAATGCAGCCTTACATTGTATATAGAGAGGGTTGTCTATTTTTAAATACACATCCACGAAATCCTGGTATTCCTTTATATCAATCTCCTCTATATCATCAGCAACATTTTTTTTAACAAATGATAATATTTCATCATTGCAACCCATATTCTGTTCAGATTCATTATCATTTATTACCTTATTATCAGAAGACTCTATATTATTCTCTGTTTCAGTTGTATCAATATGTAAAAAATCATTCATAAGCCTTATAAGTAAATCAATCTTACCTACAATAGTTGTCTTTTTCTTGGTCTGTTGATCCTTAAAGTCAGCCATTGATATACCATTGATTTCTTTGTCTTTGAGTTCTATGTTATATGCATTTAAGAAATCTACGAAACGACTATCTTCTATATTATATGTAGTAAATTTATCAAACACTGAAATCCACATTGGCATTGTTGTAGGTGTAAATAATTCCTTTGATAAATCTTTGTTATTATCACCTAATGCTAGTTCCAATCTGTTAAACTGTGAATTCAATTTTAAAAATTGCTGTTCTGTTGTATTTTCATTGACGAATTTATAAATCGAATCTAAACTCGCTCTCCACGATTCACGAAAGAATAACAACATAATTGATTCAACAACAACTCTTTCAAGTTTTCCTTTAATTGAATTATTATTTGTAAACTTACCGCAGTTTTTGAAAAATGAATTTTTTTGAGAAATCTTTTTAATATGTCCAGCAATATCGGCTGATACGTTGAGTAATCCACCCTGTTCTTTATTCATACTTGCATGATTATTGTAATCACGAATATGATCGGCAATCTGCTCATCGGTACAATCAAAAAACTTTGTTACATTAATATTAAAATTATTAAATCTTTTCTTTAACTCATCTGGTAAATCTTTATAATATTTTCCAATAACATCAAAAACTTTCATTTCATACTCAGGAAATCCTTCTTCATCAGGCACACGATTTCCATTATCATCTAAAACATAATCTCTATACTGAATTAAGTGTCTTTCCGCTCCTGCCGAACCAATCTTAATTCGATTCTCCTTAAAAGCTTCTGCATATGAAAGTCTCTGCAATCCATCAATCAAATGTGATATAGTTAATCCCTTTTTCTTCTGTTCACAAAGTATAATTTCAGGAATTGGAAGATTGCTAAGAATACGACAGAAATATCTATTTGCTTCTTCCTTACTCCATTGAAACGGTTCACGCTGCAAGATATAGTTGCAATTCATATCCCCATTTTTTTTATCTTGTAACAACGAGTACATACTATATTTATCCATTCTGTAATTTTCAGATTCGCTAATTTCAATAATTCTATCTTCCATATTTACCTCCATATTATAACCACCATCATTTTTATTTATTGAGAACATCGAAAGCCCTTTGTTCATTTTTATTGCTTTCATTGCACTGTTATATTCTCCATTAGAAATACCTAATTCTTCTTTGATTTTCTCAGAAGGAAAATCCTCCATCCGCATAAGCAAGATATTTTTTTGTATTTTAGATAATGAATTGAGAAACTTTTCTACTTTTTCATCAGAATCAAAATTAAATTTACATTCATCTTCTATATTTATTCCTGAATCTAATTTCTCTATTAAGTTATTATCATCTTCCGTATGTGCATCTAATGAGATATTTTTAATTATTGTTGGAGTGCCGTTTTCGTCATAAATTATTTTTCCTTTTTCATCCGTGACAAGATTATTTCTTTTTAGTCGAAATCTATTATCTCGCATCCATGTATCAAATTTTCTTTTAATGTTTCCTGTTAAATATGTTTCAAAATTTGCTTTCTCTGAATTAAAACTATACACAGATTCCATTAAGCATTGTATAGCGACATCATATAAATCATCATATTCATACATATCAATCTTCCCAAGCCAAATCTTGTGACATAATTTTTTTAATTTTTTGTTTTCATCATCTGAATAATCATTAATGATTTTCATCATCTCAGGATTACTATTAATAATCCTCATCATCTCTTTATTAATCATTTCATCTACCTGCCTTTCGCAATTCTTTATTCATATATTCACCGAAAGACAATTCAGAATTCATAACTTTAATATGTTTAGTTTCTCTTTTACATTTTGGACACTTACAATATCTATCATGT